TCACCGCCAAGCGTTTCGGCATAGGCATTTGTGCCTTCGCGCATCGTCATGGTGAAGTCGAAATAACCCTCACCACCGTTCGGCTCATAAATCTTGATGATGGCCTCGTAATTGTTGGAACTGCTCGGCTGCTGCACGATTGATACCGTTGAACCACCACGCTTGCTTGCGACAGATAGTGTCGCGTCATGCAGCTTCGCACCGGAGATCGAAGCCGTGTCGAATGGGGTGAGGTTGATCGTCGCACTCAGATCGCCATGCCAGCCCTCGGATTCGTACCCGCTTGGGCTTTCGTCATAGGTAATGCCAGCCGATGCCGCTCCAGATTCCAGCGTTCCAGATGTGCCAGAGCCGGAATAGGTCGGGCCGCCAGATTCAGCACAGCCGACTTTGATATAGAGAATGTGATCGACATTGCCACGGAAGCGAAACACCTGCTTGGTCTGCTCAACCACCGTCATGGGAGAGGTTGCAGCCTCGCCTGCGTATTTACTGTCGGTGATAGGTACATCATTCAGATATACCTGTTGAACGGTGTCGATTTCGCCTTCCGATAGAACCAAAACTTGATGCAGGTATTTGTTATCGGTTCCGCTGGATTCCATAAATATGCGGGTTCCACCGATTTTGCGAGTTCCGTAAATGACCGGAATCGCAGCAACAGGTGAGGCTTCGTTTGTAAGTAATCCTTGAGCCTTGTCATCCAAGCCCGGCATCGAAGGGGCATCTGGCGTAAGCCCTAGCACCTCATTCGCAGCATAGCTAATTGCCATTGAAACGCCGACAGCAACGGCGGTAAAGGCAAAAGTACCAGCGGCAAGGCCAATACCAGTAGCTACGGCAGCACCAGCCGCAGATGCGCCTACAGCAACAGCTACGGCGACCATCGAAGTACCTCGTCTATTCCTTGAAGGTTTTGCTGGTCTACAAGAATCACGCCATCATCATCCGTCACGATTGCTATTTTCCGACCCAGAAAAATACCGACAGAATGCCATCTTTTTTCGTGAGCCAGTCTGCGGGACATGATAATAAAATCGCCAGTTCTCATATAGGGCAAATCTACATTTACACAGCCTTCTGCGCGTAGATGATCTGCAATCGAGCCGTTCTGCCGCATATATTTCCATGCGGATTTTTTGTCATTCCATAAACCAGTCATGCGCTTTTTGCGGTCCCCGCCGAACATGGCATCCAGCGCGCCAGCAGCAAATAGCGGGCAATCGTTTTTCCCAAAGCAAAAAGGCTCACCGATAAGCGAGCCGACATACTGGTGAAGCGCGATTTCTTGGGTCGTGTTCATGTGCGGCCCCAGAGAATTTCCTTCGTAATCTCGGAAGCAAACTCAAAACCCATGTCCCCAGAAAACCAGATTTGTTGTTCTTCGTGATTAGTTTTGCGTCCGGGTCTTCGTTCAAAATCGACCCAAGCATTTGTACAGGTAACAGAAACAACCGATGTTCCTGCATCTGGATCTTCCGAAATGGACGGGCTATCCATGCGCCCATCAAAAATCAGAATCGGATCGGAGATCAATGCTTCCGTATTTACATTCAGAAATGCTTTGTAAATCTTGATCTGGCGATCAATGTAGGCTTCTGATAAGAATTTGCTAATATAAACCTGATCCACGCCAGACAATGAGATTGAAAGGCTGCTGACTACTAACTCGCTGGTTTCTTCTATGTCGCCAAAGCCCAATAAATGGCCAAGCGACACATATTCATTGCCATCATAAGTAACATTCTTGTAGCCATCACAAACATAAACCACGCCGCTATCGAAATGCAGCGACAGCAGATGAATCGGGAAATTCTGCTCGTTTCCTAATTCTGTGATAACAGAAGCCGATGCGCCGCGATCCATTAAACGACCTCAACTAAACTCATGCTGAATTCAAAGATATTGGGTGCGCCAGCTTCATATTCTGCAATATCATCAGCAAAACGGACGGTGAACGGTACATTGCCTGTGGTAATGGATTCGTTATCGCTCAAGTCTGCCTTAAGCGGTGGCTCAATAGTCAAAGTGCAATTTCCTGAGCCATCAGAAGTAGCATCCTCAACAACCATATAAACCTTGTTGTGGCCGCTAAATTTGATGTAGTCGCCAGCCTTTAATGCAGTAATCGAATTCGACCATCCATCAGTAACAATGGTGTTATCACCAGCCGTATGCGCCCCATTGACTAGCGGAGTTCCTGTTGCGGTTCCCTGTGGGCTAGAAACAGTCGGGGGATAATAAGTGAAAGTGTCATATTGGCCGCGCTGCTTTACCGCGAAAGCATAAATTGGGGCAAATTCGCTACGCGTCATAGGAGGAAAATCAATTTCCAAAAGCCAGCGATGCCCACCGCGGCGGCGGCGTTGTTCTTTCAGGGAGTGAGACACAGATATAAAGGTCGGAGATACCGATTTGACCTTGATCGAAGCCGCTTGTGGGCTAGTTGGGAAACTTCCACTCATCCGTTCGGCCCTCTTTCTCCGCGGCGGTTATAGGCTTGCTGAATCATACCGACAATTGCCGGCTTATTGGTCATCAAAAACTGTACGCCAGTCTGTGTATCAATCGCATTGATGTTGAAATTGACTACAGTAGGTGCTGAAACGCCGCCAGAGCCATTGTGGTCAATTACAGTTTCATTCGGGTGAAGAATAGCAGGGAAGCCTCCCCGACCGTCTAGACCGCCTGTACGCGAACCTGAGCCGGTATATCCGCCGCCAGCGAAACTAGCCCAAGTAGAGAGTGCTGTAGTCTGCTCAGAAAACGGCGTGGTTCCGTAGGTTGCCGCAGTCGCAAATTGGCTCCCTAGACTTCCAACAAATCCACCCAAAAAGCCTCCGGGTCCAGTCATTCCCATAAGGCTTTGACGGATTTGAATGCGGATCAAATCTGAAATGATAGACCGAGCCATATCCTTAAAATTCAGCTTTCCGGTCATCGTAAATTCAACGAGCGCATCTTCCATTGTTTTGAATGCGCGCGTTGTGGCCGATGCGATCTCATCGCTGACAGATTTGATGCCGCTGCGATAATCATTCATTCCCTTAGAAACGCCATCGACAATCTCTGCCGTGGTTTCCCAAGCCTTTTCTTTTACCTGTTCCATATCATCTTCAAACTGCGGAACATCAACCGCGATAACAAGTTCAGGCATTTCGATGAAATCAGCGGGAACCGGAGCAAAATCTCCGAATGTTCCAGGAGTCGTTATATCTTCCGCCATCATCCCCAATCTTTGGCTTTCTTGAATAGCCAAACCAAGAAGGGTAGTCAGACCAACAATGGCTTTGACCGCTGGGCCGCCCGGAGTCCACATTGCAGCAAACAGGGCAATAAGTTCCTTGTTGTTGGATTTTGCGAACTTGAAGAGTTCTAGCATTCCGCTCGTAATATCTTGAACGGCTCTTTTCGTATCAGGGTCTTTGAATGTTTCTGTGAGTTCTTTGACGATATCCGTCATTTCCTCAAATACGCCAGCTTCGGCAATCGCCAATTTCAATTCAAACCAAGCGTCTTGCATCATGGAAACTTGGCCCACATATGTATTGGCGAGATCAGCGGTCGCGCCCTTCATCGTGGTCGTACCATCTGACCACAGGCTTACGAGTCTTTGTCTTGTCTGTTCTGCGGTATAGGAAACGCCAGATTCAAACCCCAACATCGCCGTGATGCCGCGCTCACGGAACAATTCGGCAGAGGCAATGCCAGCGGACATTGCGCGCTGAATCTGCATTGCAGTTTCTTGGAACGAAAGCCCAGAAACGGCTGCAATATCACCAGTAATTTCAAGGAGATTGTTTAGATCATCGACACCATCGCCGACAGTCAGCAGGGATGCAGAAGCGGCTTGGATTTCTTCAAGAGCAAATGGAACTTTGCTGGCATAGTTGCGCATTGCGTTGAAGGCTTTGTTGGCGTCCTGAGTGGAGCCAGTCATAAACTTCAAACGAACACGCAAAGATTCGACTTGAGAAGCCGAATCAATAACAGATTTACCTAATGCGATACCCGCAACAGAAACGGCAGCGAAGGCAATCTTTAGCTGTCTGGCAACATCAGCGGTCAGCTTCATCTGCCGCTGTGCCGATTTCATCGCTTTTTCAGTTTCGTCCCTTGCGATGATTCGGATTTTTATTTCTTCGGGTGTTGCCATCTTTTGCCTTCTTGTTGAAGTAAGCGATCCAGCCGTTGAATTCCTCGACTGGCATATCTTCTATCTCAGCTACCGTTTTGTGCAGTACCTC